ATAAAAAATAAGTCTTGAGTTTCTGTAGCATTTAGATAATTATGAATGTATTTATATTTAGTGGGGATTTGCAGTCTTAATTCACTTAGTTTATTTTCTATGTCTTTAGTGATTAAAACTGGAACTGTAGGAACAACTTGAGGACTTTTTAAGTCATAGGTTTGAACAGAGTCAGCAATACGAATAGTATTTAGCCGCATCTCTTCAAGCTTATCTTCTGAAAAATAATTAAGACGTTCAAAGATTTGTTGTACGGACATGACAAAAGCAGACGCATAAAAGTTTTCCGCGTCTCTATCGCCATTAGATGCTGAGCTAAGAAACTGAGCATGTAAATCTTTATCTTCTTCGTTTAAGTAATGTGCGTCCGTGGTAAAAACAAAAGGGTATTTACCCCAGAAGTTATCAACCATGAACTTATTATAAGCTATTTGTTGTTCGTCCATAGATGGCTGCACTTCGATAAAGAAATTATCTTTACCGAAGAGTTGACCCATCTTTTCTAAGTGAGCAGCAATATCGTCCAAAGCTGCCGCACCATAGGAAATAAACAGACTGCCGGTTACACCACCTAAGCAGGCTGTTGTTGTGATAAGATGTCCCGGGTTTGAACCAATGACTTCTTTTAAATCGCTTCCATACGTTGGCGTTCTCATTACACCACGAATAAAAGAGCGTGACCAAGCACGCGATGAAAGTTTGCGAAGTTGTTCATGTCCTTCTGCATCTTTTGCAAGCAAAAGAACATGATAAAACTTTTCGCCTTTTTCATAGTTCTCAGAATTTAAACCTTCTCTTGTAAGATAGATTTCGTTTCCCAAGATAAGCTTAAAAGGTTTGTCTAAATACTTAGACTTAAAATGTTGAACTGCTTTTACGTGACCAGATAATGTATCATGGTCAGTTAACGCAATGGCATGTAAGCCCTTGTTGAAAGCACCGTCTATTAAATCGCCAACTTTATTGATACTATCAATAACTTTGAGATTTGAATAGTCGGAATGTGCGTGCAAACTTGAGTATTTGTTTTCTGACATTTTTTTCTCCTTTTAAGTTTATACAATAATTATAACATGACTTTAGATAAAAGTCAAATTAGTAGTTATTTCTTTGTCGTTCGATATTGACTTTAGCCTTTTGGTTATAAGCATAAATGATTTCAGTCCATTCACAATTAAGTGTTTTAATTGTTGCGGCCAAACCAGTTAGCATTAACACCATTGGTGGAAGTTGAGTTCCAGCTGTAACGCTTTCAGATACAAATCTAATTACATCAATTTCTGGGTCCATAAACTTTTCAAAGTTATCATCCATCCATAACGCTGCTTGCGCCTGTTTGGTTGGTTCAAGTAAAAGCATATAAGATAAGAAGAAAGCAATAACGTCTGCTAGCTCATCAAGAATTCTATCTTTCTTTGGGATGTGTGAATGTTTCCACCATTTCCAAGTTCCAATTTCATTGAAGAGTTCAAACAATTCAATATGCATAGCAAGAGTGTGGTCTTCTTTAGTAGGAGCCGTTTTCAGCTTTTTCATTACTTCGTCGCGCACTTCCATTTGTACTTTTAATAATTCATCTAATTTCCAATTAATCATATTTCACCTCTAAATTAAATCAGATTCAGCGGACTTTTCAAAGTTGAAATTGTCCATAATAATCTGAAGTGTTTTTGTTCCATTGAACTCATTATATTGTGCTCTGCCAATAATCTTTACACGCAGTTTTGGATTAACATCCACAAAGGCATCTTCTGTTTCCGCAAACAATTCTGGTATAATTTCTTTAGCATTGAATTTAATAAACTCAATATTGTTATAATTAAACTTCATTGTATTGCGTTCTTTACCAATAAGATTAATCATATCTCTTGTAATAAAGATTTCAAAAGCAAACTTTGGTTGTGGTATTCCCATTCCATATAAGTAGTTATATTTGGCGAAGTCTGTAAGAATGTCGTGAGATATTCTTCTGCCGCGCAAAATTGCGTCTACTTCAATTTCTTCTGTACCAAAATCAATATCTTTTAATTTATCGTTTAAGTACGCTGTTAATTTTTCTAAATCGTCTTCATGAACTCCAACCCCAAAGGCCATATCATGACCTTCTGCGAAATGAATTAAACCACTTTGTTGAAGTACTTCTCTGAATGATTTGAACCCTGGTCGCACATTAGCGCGAGCTGAGCCATAGAAGTAATTTTCTCCATCAATATTTCTTGGTCTTAATAACATTGCGGGTTTTTTATAATTCTTTACAATGTCCATTGCAACTAAGCCAGTCATTGTTTTTGGAACGGTAACATCATCATTTTGAGAACTAATAACCGTAACAACTGTGTTTTGGTCTAATTTATCTTGTTCAATAATGCCTCGAATAAAGTCCATTGATTTTTCTTTTTCTTTGTTTTGTTGATTACGAATATTATAAGCCATTCTCGCAATCATTTCATAGAAGGTTTCTGAACTTACATTTCCCTTGTATTGTTTTTCATAAGTTTCATCGTGATTGTATTCTGTGAAACCTTGAAACAATTGTTCATTTTGTTCTGTAGTGCCTACACGGATAACCGCATTAATGAGGGGCGTGATATAAAAAGCAACGTCAATTTTATTAGGAAGATCAACTGAGCTAACACTATAAGATTGTTTTACTAGTAAAGCTTTAAACATGGCGTTTTTAATGGTTTTTAAGCCCGTAGCGATGAGAAAGTTATTGTCTAGGTCCCGTGTATCCATCATGTCAGAAATGAGCCCTAGCGCTGCTAAATCAATATATTCTTGATGATGTTTATTATCACCGTATTTCTTGCTATAACATTGTATGACTTTATAAACCATACCCGCACCACTAAGAAACTTATTTTTAAACTTTGGCGAAAGTTGATTGTTTACAACTATTGCGCCTGGAACTTCTTCGTAAGTATCAACTAAGTGATGGTCAATGACTAAAACCTTTTTACCTTTACGAACAAGCTCTTTTTGCTCATCAATTTGATTTGAGCCGGCATCTGGTATGATAATATATTTTGCATCTTGCGGCACAGAATTCATTACAATTCCGTGTTCTTTTCCATTATGCACTCGGCACTTAATTTGTGCCGCAGGATAAAGGTCTTTAAAGTATCTATAAAATATTGAGGCAGATGTAAAACCGTCTACATCGCTGTCAATCTGCATAAAAAACTTTTGATTAGTTGTGAAACCTTCATGCAAGGCATCTACTAATTCGTGTACTCGTTCAAGACCTTCATAGCTTTCTTCATCGTAGATTGACGGTTCCGACAAAAAGCTTTCGATCTTTTCAATTCCAAGAGACCTTAAGTAGTCCTCGATAATATTGCTACTATCGAGGTTTAAGGGTGTCTCTTTTAATTTATAATTAAATTTATTCATTATTCACCTTATAAGTATATTCTTTTTAGCATTAGCTGTTCGAACAGTTCTTTACCTTGATCTATCGGAGCATTTTTATGCTCTAGCACAAAGTCATAATCAATTATAATACTTATGTTGAAGAAGTTCTTAGCGTACTTGAAGATTTCCATATACTCATTTAATTCTTTCTCTATTTCTTTATGTGATTTATAATCTCTATCAAAACCAAGGATAATATTTTGCACTCCATATTTCATAAGTAGCGCCACATGTTCTTTGCTTAAGTTGCGGCCTGAAACAGCCACTGAGATATTATTGTCGCCATAAAGACTATCCATCTTCATAACGCTTTTCTCACCTTCAAATAGTATTATTGTTTGTAATCGTTGTATTGCGTTTTTATTAACATCAAGACCGTAAAGTATTTTACTTGTTGGATGAGCTAAATACTCACCGTTATATTTCACTGGCATATATTTTGCTTTTGCGTCTGGGCTTAAAAACCTACCACGCACACCGACAAGTTCTTTATTATCTGTATAGTAAGGTATAACAATGGCATTTGATATTGTATCAAACTTTATACCATACTTAACTAAAGTTTCTGGAGTAATTGATTCAGAAATCCAGGGTGTAAGATAGTTTAAATCAAACACATATCTATTCATAATATCTTTAGATAATACTTTTAAAATAGTTGGATCATCTTCCGGGTGATTGTTTATTTCGTATAAATAATCTAATTGTTCCCGCACTCCATAGTATTCATTTTCATCTATGCTTTCGTTATTGTCTATACCACATAATTGTATTGCTTTACGCAAAGAAATTTCTTCTCCTGCAATTCGTCGCATTTTAATAATTAATTCAAAGATATCAAACACTGCGTTGCACTCTGTATAACATTTAAACATGTTATTTTTTTTGTAATAATATAACTTCTCACTTCCGTGGTCGTGAGTTGAATTATGGCATACCGTTGAGTAGACAATCATAGTATTATTTTCTCTAGCAGATTCAACCCCATGGTCTTTTAGAATTCTTTTAATGTCTTCTGGCGAGAGCATCTCGCGATAATCTCTAATTGATTTCGCCATCGTCATCACCATCTTTCTTAGGTTGAGTCATAATGTCTAATAGGTCAAATTCTTTTGTATCGTATTCAATCTTATCATAGTTTTTAAGTATATTGTGATTGAGACCGGTTAAGAACAAGTCTCGTGTTCTACAAGTACCGTAATCGAAGTATCTAAATAGCTTTACGCTAGTTAGTTCACCACGACGATTTTTATAAATATCAGTAACCACATTCGGTATTTCAATACCAGCGTGTTTACATAATTGTTCTACGATTTCTTTTTCTTCAGGAACTTCTTCAAGTTTTACTGTAATCATACCTACGTCAGCCTTATCAGCAATAGCCTTACTACCGCGAATATGGTTAACATTTCTAATCATAGTTTGCTCCCAGCGCTCATTTAACTGAGTTGCTGACTGAACGAAGACATCGTATTGTGCCGCAATTTCTTTTAATGTATTTGACAACATCATAAGTGCAACGTCTTCACGAATCTTGCTTTGTTGATATTCAACAAGTAAACTAGGACTGGTAAAGATATAATCATAAAATATAAACTGCACATGATTTTGAAATATGTGCTTAATTATTTTAGCTCTAATTAATGCAATAGAAGGGTCTGGTATTACTTCAATAATAAAGTTGTTTTCATATTTTTTAATTAACTGTATAGCTTGTAATATCCTTTGCTCTTCTTCAAAATTAGCATTTCCATATAATATTTTTCTTTCATTAACACCACTAACATAAGCAAGAATTAGTGTTTGTATTTCATCAGCCTGTTGCTCTGTAGTTACAAACAAAACAGGAGCTAAGTCATCTCTAATGACAACTTTATCCCCTTCAATTCTTGGTAGTGAAATCGCACAAGCATTGCCAACCATGAAGCGAGTTTTACCGTGACCTGATGGAGCGCTATTTATATACATTTTACCGAAGCGAGCTCCGCGCACAATGTAATTGAAAATATCGCCTTCAAGTGGTTTACCAACTTCTGGTCTTTCTTTTAATTCTTGATATAATTCAAGAATGCCTAATGCGGCCTTTTGAGTTGTAGTAATAGCTCGTGATACGAAACTATCTTCTACCTTATTAACTTTCTTTAAAATAGTCTTGACAATGTCATCAACTGTAATGTTGTTAAGCTTTTCGCTTTCTTTGTCAAGGTGCATAAAGTCTACTTCTGGATTATAGAATTCTTTGGTTTCAATACCTGCTTTTTGCAAGTCTCTTAAAACGGTAAACTTTTTTAATCTTTCATAGTAAAAATTAAACTTACTAGAGTCCATACTATCAATAAAGGGTTGAAGCCCTCTAAGATATTCATATCCACCAGCAGATTTAAATACTTCATATTGTTTATTAAATTGACCAATGTAAAGGTCAATATCTTGCGGTGAAATGTTTTGTGAACCTTCAGCCGCAATATTAGCGATTGCACCAAAAACTATTTTGTAAAATTCATTATCAAAATCGTTAGTTGTGAGTTTGAAATTTTCTTGGTCATGGACTAGCTCCGGATTTTTAATTAACCCAGCGATAATCATCATGGCCGCATTTCTGTCGAATAGTGCTTTTGACACGACCACTCACCTCTGCTTTCTGTTATAAATTCTCGATGTCTACTATATACCTACCACTGCTAGGTTTATTTTTTCTTGGTTTCACCTTTATAACTTTAGTGACTCCTTGAGTAATTTTTTGTGCCTCTTCTTTTATGCGGGCACGTTCGATAGCTTGAGAGCTATAGTAGCGTTGTGCTTCTTCCATGACATAGGGAACTATACCTATGCCCTTTCTTCGGTCAGGCACCTGACCTTGTACTTCAACATAATAAGCAACCGCACGGGCAATATCTTTTTCAGAGTACCCGTGCAGTTTTTGGAATTTAGTAATTTGAGCATCAATCATTGAGTTAATAGCGTCTACACCGTATAGCTCGCAAATCAATTGCTCTAATTCTTTCCTTGTCATTAAAGGTTTACTTTAATGTCTAAAAGTTCTTGTTGAAGTATTTTAAGTTGTGGTTCGTATACTTTACTTGCTTGGCTAAGTTTAATTTCCGCACCCATAATTGTAATTATTTTTTGTTCAACAATTTGAAATGCATCTGTTTCTAAAAGCTCTTTAGCAAGATTAACTACATCAAGTCTTAATTGTTCAAAATCTTCTTCTTGAAGTTCATGTAAACTGTATTCTTTTTCTTGAACAGTTACAATGCCTTCAACTTTCTTTTGTTCTTCAATTGCTTTCTTCATTTCTGCTTTAAGGTTATCATAAGTAAATTCAAACCTTGTTGAGAAATAACGAGAACGTGTTTTAGTTTCAATTTCTACTAATTGGTTATAAGCAAAAACTGTTTGGTTTTCAGTAGTTAAAGCGCCATCTGTATTATCTTTATATTCTTTACGAACATAGAAAATAAAGTCCGCTAAACCTTTAATGATTGCGGCTGGACGCTTATCGATATCTACTTTTGATTTAATGTTGTTCTTTTCTTCAATTTCGTCTGCGTGTGCAATTAGGACTAACCCGTAGCCCATTTGAGGAATAGATAGTATTGATTTTTCAAATTCTTTACGAATCGCTCTCCAACCTTTACCGAATCCAAGATCACCAGCATCAGTAACGCCGTATTGTCCTAAGACATATTCCATACATGCGCTGTAAGCTAAGGTAACTGTATCGACTATAATTGTTTTATAAATAGAACGAACTTCATCTCTTTTTAATTCTCTTAAAAATTGTTTGAAGTCTGACCAGCTTTGAATTGGCTGGGCTTGAACACCGTCAATAAACTTATAACCGATTTCAAAAGCTGCTAATAAGCTACCTTCGAATCCTGCGGCTACTGTTGTTTTGCGTGTACCTGCTTCACCATAAAATAAAAAGATTTTATCATGAAGACTTTCCGAAATAATATGTGGTTTTAATTTAGTCAAATCCATTTGTTCACTCTCCTGTTAATTAGTAAAAGGAGCCGCTTTATTAACGACTCCTTTTGTGTTTGGATTAAAGTAAAGACGTTCTTGGAGTCTTTGCTGGTGCTGGAGCTGCAGTGGTTGTTTTACCACCTGTGGTTGTTTTACCAGTTGTAGCTTGACCTTTGGCCGCATTTTGAATTGCAATGCCATCGTCATCATAAGCACGAGTAAGTTCTAAGATATCTTGTGGCGAATAAGCGCCTTTGTCTAATGGTTGAGAACCGGTTTGAATAAGATAGTTCTTATATGTGTTGTGATAAACACGAGTCGATTCACCGAAAGCTGTTTTTTCAGAAACTTCAACATCTTCATTGATAATTGAAATATTGCCACGAACACTAACGGTCATACCTTTTTCGTATAAGCGTTGAATTGCAGTAACAGCAGTTTTGTTTTCTTTAGCAACCGTAAACTTAACTAAGTTTGGCTTAGTGTTATTCCAGTTTGCTTGAGCTACAAGCATTTCATAAGCAACTAATTGACCATCTTTAGAATTCTTTTCATAAAGTGGTTTTACGATATAACCAGCAAATGAGAAATCTGTTGTATCTTTTTCGCCAGTATCAGCTGCCGCAACATAACGTCCACGATTTACAACCGTAGAAACTAATTGCGAGTTTTGTGTTGAGAAGAAACGGCTTTCACCTAATTCTCCAGATACACGAACACGTTTATTTAAAAGCGCGCCTAAGTTGGCATACGTGTCAAAAAGCTTATTTCCTGTTCCGTCTTGTTTGAACTTATTAGAGTAAAGTTCGACTTCGGTAAGTTGTTGTCTTCCGTCAATTAATGATTTAATGACGATTTTTCCAGAGATAAAATCCTTACCTGTGCGACCAGAAGTTTTGTTTTCTAAATTTACTTCTACTAAGTCACCTACGATTTTAAAACTGTTTTGTTTGGCTAATTCTTTTTCTGCGTTCATTGTTATTCCTCCATAGAATAATTATAGGTTTGTCCTATATATTTTTTGTTGATATTATTCAGCGTCAACTGTCGCTGCGTCTACGTCGAATGTCTCACCTTTAGGTGTAAGGTTATATGCTTTATATTCCTTGACGACATCGACTCCGTCTGTAGAAATCGTTCTTTCGGTATCAACCTTTTCGATCAAATCATTCTTCACTAATGAATTCAGAACACCGTGAATTCCTCGTGGATTTAAACCGACTGCGGCAGCGATTTCGTCACCGAAGTATTGGCCGTGATTAGCTTGTAAAAAACTAATAACGGAAGCTGTCTTTGCTGTTAGCGTAATTTTTTCCATCTTTTTTCCTCCTGTTCTCTTTTTTATATTTGCTATTTGATAAGGGGCTCTACTTATCCTTTAGCAGTAAAAGTATTTTCTTTTACATAATAAGTTTACCATAAAATAAAATAAAAGTCAATTTCTACTAACCAAAATTGATAGTTCATTTAAGCTTTACAAAAGTAAGTTTTGCATCTTCACCGCATGTACTACAGTAGTAGCCTTCTGCTTGTTTTTTGTATACCTTTGTCCTACGAAATATATAATGTCTATTACTACACTTATGACAATCTGTATAAGCAACAGCCCTGTTCATAGCCGCGACTTCTTCACCTTCAGTGGATTCAGCATAAATTTTAATAGAGGTGTTAGTTTTGACAGATATCTCTCTAGCTAGCCGCATCCAGTTGTGGTCGTGTGAATGTTTATTTCGATCTAATGCGTGAGATAACTCATGCATAATTGTATTTCTAACTTCTTCTGGTCCATTATTTTCCCAGTGAAATTTTGATATTTTAATAGTATATCGATCTCCACTTCTGACGCAAACCCCCATTGTTGATACGGAGTTATAGTTCATACTAAATGATAGATTTGTTGGTAGGTCATAGCCAAGTGCAATAAGCTCATCTCTACACTCAATAAATAAATTATAAGTTTCTTCTGCTGTCATTATTGACTCCTTTTATTTTTTTCTATACTATAATTATAACAAACATTTAGGAAAAAGTCTAATTTTAACAGAATAGATTAAATTAACTTATTCCTTAAGAAGCTAGATATTACGTCTACTGATATAACCATAACCACTATTGCTAATAGTATAGTTCCAAGTATATCCCAGTTCCAGTTTTCGCTGGCAAGAATTAGTGAAGCACCAATTCCTCCCGCACCAATTATACCTAACACGGTAGCTGAGCGAACGTTGATGTCTAATCTATAAAGCGCAATAGAAGAAAACTCTGCTATTACTTGCGGCATAATCCCGTATCTAATTTTAACCCATATATTTGCACCGACTGCATCAAGTGCTTCTAATGGGGCTTTGTCCATGTTATCAATTGACTCTGCAAATAGTTTACCTATCATACCTATTGAGTGTATTCCTATTGCTAAAACACCGGTTAAGGGATTTATTCCAAATCCTTTTACAAGTATTAATGCAAGTATTATTTCAGGAAACACCCTAACTAAAATTAAAAGTATTTCTCCAAACCGTGCAATCTTATTTCCAACTATATTTTTACTTGCTAAAAAACTAAATGGTAGTGAAAGTATTGCGCCTAAAAATGTAGCGATAAATGCTATTGCCAAAGTCTCTATTGTTAGATATATGACACCCTCTTCAAATGCGTAAACGCCTCGACCTAGCAAAAAATCGAATTGTATATTTGATAATCCTCTTGCTATGCTTCTTAAAGAAATCCAAAATGTATTAAACCTAATCCAATTTATTGAGGAGTCTGTAAAAGAAAAGATTAGCATAGTTGTAATGACTATAAAAAAGATTGAGTTTATCAACCATCTCTTCGGTTCTTTCTTCAATACTTTTTCTATTGTCATTGTAATTTACCTCTAGCATAATTTGATATTAGCTGAATGATTAGTATCGCAAAAAACAGATATATTATTGCGGCTCCAACTCTATCGTAGTTGTATAGAACATTATCTTTTATAATTGAACCTATTCCACCAGCGCCAACATAACCAAGTATTGCTGAGGACCGCACATTTATTTCAAATATGTATATCATATAACTAATATATATTGGTAGTATTTGCGGAACAACAGAATATCTAAATGCTATCGTTTTATTTGCGCCAGTTGACTCAAGCGCTTCAAAAGAACTCATGTCAACCGTTTCTATTATATCATATAACATCTTTGACATAATACCAAAACTAAATACCGATATTGATATAATTCCTGGGAGTATTCCAATTCCAACAAAGAAGACTGCAAGAAGTGCTAATACCAAAAGAGGTATTGTTCTTATTAGGTTCATTAGCATTCTCGCTG